TAAATTTGAAATAGTTGACATGCTACACTTCTTTATGAATTATGCTATCTCAATTGGCATGACTCCACAAGAGATGTACAACATGTATATGTCAAAAAACGCAGAAAATCGCGAAAGACAGAAAAGAGGGTATTAAAAAAAGTATAATAACTATGGATCCATTACAAAGTGGCGGTCAAGCTCAACCTCAATTAAATGTTAACTTAGCAGACGCTCCGTATATTGAATGCGAAGAGTGCAAAGGACGAGTATTTGAAGAAAAAATGATGATTAAAAAAGTATCTAAGTTTATGTCAGGTGCGGAACATGACTCTATTGCTCCAATTCCAGTAATTGCCTGTTCAAACTGTGGACACATTAACGAACTATTTAAACCTAGAGTATGATAATTGGTGCAGAAGTACTTAATGACAATGTATTAACAATCTCATATTACAATGAGAGTGGAAAGATTGAGTTTATTCGTAAAAGATTAATGGATCATGAAATGTACAATTGGGTAGAATCTCAAACACCAACTGCCACCAAAAACTGGAACGGTAAGTTTGTAAAGAAGGGTAACTCCCAAGGCCAATACATGAACCAGTTTAGAATTCAAGAGTTGATTCAAGAGAAATTAACTGCTGAGGAACTTGAAATGGTCTACAACTTTGATAATTTTCCTAAGAAAACATATCTCGATATTGAGATTAAACTAATCGATGACTCTTTTCCAGAGCCAGATAAAGCTCGAATGCCAGTTGGACTTATCTCATTTTGTAATGAAGATAATGTTACCTACATTCTCTCTATCTTAAATACCGAAGATCAGCCTGATGGACTTACTCCAGAACAAATAGTTCAAATGGAAAAAGGAGTTAATGACTACTTCCGAAAAACTGTTCCTAAAAAACCAGAAGATGCTCGTCTCTTTAATCAAGATTTTAAGATCAAATATAAATTCTTTAAGAGTGAAGACGAATTAATGGCGTTCTACTTTCATAAGATTATGCCTCACTTTAATTTTGTTACTGGTTGGAATGTTACTGAATTTGACTGGAAGTACTTGATGAATCGAGGTAAGAATCTTAAGATCGATATGATGGAGAACATGCCAACTCGATCAACTGTTTCAAAAGTTAAGATTCCTACCCATTTAGGTGTTCTCGATTATATGCAAGTCTTTGAAAAAATGAAGCCATATAAAGTAGTAGAAAACTATAAACTAGACTATATTGCAGATTTAGTATTAGGTACTGCAAAACTACATCATGATTATTCTTCATTTATGGAATTCCAAAAGGATACTTATCTCTTTACTATGTATAACGTGATTGACGTTATCCTAGTTAAATTAATAGAGGATAAGCTTGCCCTAATGGATGTTGCCTTTGCAATGGCAAATGTCGCTCAAGTAGAAGTAAACAAAGTATTTAGTCCAGTATATATTGCTGAGATCTTAATGTGTCGTGAATTCCTGAATAAGAACATGAAGATGATGAAACTTCCTTGGGGAGAAGAGGTAATCGATGGTACCTATGCTGGAGCCTATGTAAAAGATCCAATTCCTGGATATTATGGCGCAGTTGCATGCTATGATTTCTCTTCAATGTATCCAAATATTCAAATCCAATTTAATATTTCTCCTGATACATATCTTGGAAAAACTGACAAGGTCAAAAAAGATGGCACTGAAATCCATACTAAAAACGATACTATGTTTTCAAGTAAAACCGATTCAGTTGCTAGAAAAATTCTTACTCGATTATACGATGAACGTATTAAAACTCAAGGTGAGATTAAACAATTAAAAAACTCAAAATAACCAAATAATATGAACACAGCACAAGATTTTGTAAACTGGCTTGAAGGTTTCTTAGACGCATGTAAGAACTCGCCATCTCCTCAACAAATTAAGGAGGTTAGAAAAAAGATTTCAGCATTACCCTCAATTAAAGATAGAGTAATGGCTAGTCGGGTTACTGGTGAAATGTATAATCCATTATGGAATACCTCAACTGGAGCAGTACCAGTAGATCATTTTCCAACTATTTCAATTGTCCCACCAGGATCAAACATTCCAAATAATGGACCATTAGATGATGAATTTCTTAAAGCGATTGAGGACAATAAAACTGCCTCAACTATGGAAGAACTTAATTCCTAAAAAAAACCAAGATCAAATGCAATTTGACGAAAACAAATTAATCTCCTTAATGGAGAATTTCTCTGGAGCAAAATTCCAGTGGATCAAAACAAATAGACCTGAGTTATTAGGTAAACTTGTTACTTGCAGAAATATCGAACCTAGGGGAAATGGATTTTATGCAATATTTGATGATGGATCAAGTGTAGAGACGTCTCAATTAAATACTAGCTTATTGATGATACATGGAGACATGCAACCTTTAACTAGAGCCGAGGTTGAATCGATAGCTGGTCCAAAAAGACCACTTACTCCTCCTACTAATACTGCATCTGGACCAATTGGTGCTCCTAGTACAGGACCGATACCTCAACCCTTTCAACCTGATCCCGTAAATCAGCCTCAACCGGTAGCATCAAATATGTTTGAGATGTTTAATTCTGAAGAGAGAATTATTGACTTGCAAATCTCAATTAACTTGCCAGAGCAGGACTTTTTGCGAATGATGTATTCTAATGCAAAGGATAAAAACAAGTTTCTTGATGAGTTATCTGATTATGTATTTAGAGCGATAAATAAAACAGTAGTACAATCTTCTATTTCGACAATGGTAGTTCCACCACAACCAAAGACAAGAAAGACTGGACCTACTGTAAATATTACCGAAATACATGAAGAATGATCAATTTAATTCAACCGAAGAGTATTCAGACGATAAATTTAAAGTCTTAAATTTTACTGGAGATAAAGGAAGTTTCAAGAGAATTTCGTCGACAAAGGAAGCAATATGTTTGCTTCCTTTTGACGTCAATGAAAATAATCAGATAAAAAATGTATATCTCGCTAAGTATCATGATTACGTATTGGATGGAGAAAATAAAAGGTGCATCACTGCTTCTCTTGAACCTGATGAATTTAATACATATCATGAATCCCTTTCTGATTGTATTGATTCTGAATTAGGTCTATCTGATATTGAAGTAAATGATATTTTTTATCTAGGCCAAATACAGCACACAGTCCCTTTTACTAAGACATATAAGTGTTATGCTCTTGACTTAACTAACTATAGTGAAGACCCAACTGGGTTTATGCCAAAAATACTTGACCCTGAATCCAAAATGCATTCAATTGACAAAGTAAGATTTAGTAGAGTTATGCGAGGAGAAATTTGCGATACCTTAACTCTATCCTGTTCTATTTTATTACTTTCTTACCTTTCAGAATAGAACTTTTACCCTTTCTCTAGTAGAATATATTAAAATACATAATTATGGCAAAGTCAACAAACGACGCAATTAATGCTTTTAATAAATTCAATGATCTCTTAGAAAAGAAGGTAAAAACCAAGATCACCTTAATGGGATTCTCTGATATTGATGATTATATTCCAACTGGAAATTATCTCTTAAATGCTCAAATCTCAGGATCAGTATTCGGTGGCTATCCAAATACTCGAAGTATTGGAATTGCTGGAGATTCTGGAGCAGGTAAAACATTCCTTTGCTTAAATGCAGTTAGGGAGCTTCAAAAGAAAGATTATTTTGTCTTCTATATTGATACTGAAGGTGCAATTGATAGATCAGATTATATCAAATTTGGAGTAGACCTAGAAAAATTAAAATACCTTCGTATGGGTTTAATCAGTGATGTTAAATTCTTCATCAATGATTTTATTGAAACTATGCGAGATAATCCAGGATTAAAGGCTGCAATCTTTGTTGATTCAGTAGGAATGCTCGATACTGATAAGAGTAAGAGAGATATGGATGCTGGTAAAAACGCATCTGATATGGGACTTCGTTCTAAAGAGATGAGATCACTATTTAAGTCGTTTACTCTTGAACTATCTAACCTAAAGGTTCCATTTATTTTTACTAATCATACCTATGCTTCAATGGATCAGTACACTCCTAAAGGAATGTCTGGCGGTGGCGGTCCTGAATTCTCAGCTTCAATCATCTTAATGTTGAGTAAAGGAACCCTAAGAGATGAGGCTAAAACAACTACTGGAATTATCGTTAGATCTAAGACCAGAAAAAATCGTCTTGCTAAACCAATTGATATTGAATTCCATATCTCGTTTCATAAAGGAATGAATCAGTATGTAGGACTTGAACAATTTGTTAATTGGGAAAATTGTGGAGTTGGTCGAGGAAATAAGTTAACTGAAAAAGAATTTTCTAAATTAAAGAGTGACGAACAATCTATTTGTTCTGAATTTAAAGTGGATGGAGAAACTTTCTATTACTTACCTAAGAAACTTGGAAAGAGCTATGTTATTCGACACAATGGAGATCTTGTACCAGTCAAAGAATTTTTTACTGGTAGATTATTTACCCATGATGTATTAATGGAACTTGATGAAAAAGTAATCAAACCTACCTTTAAGTTCCCAGAAACACAAGACGAAATTGATCTATTAGAGACTAGCGAACTTAACGACTTAACTGACGACGAAGATGACTCTGCGCTCTGATCTACCAATAAAGTACTATTTGAATCTATATAATGAGGAGGGACTAAGCGATGAGTTTACCCTCCTTTTTGAGATATTACAGTACATAATACGAGTTGCTAACTCAAAAGACAAGAGTCTAGAGCTTAATAATATAAAATTTTCATCGAAATCTCTAAAGTATGTATTTGGAGATAAGATCAAAGATGAAACTTTTAAAACAAACTTAGTTAAATCATTAAAGGCTATGATTAACGAAGAATATCTTGTTACTGAAGGCGACTTCATATATTTTACAAAAAAAGGACTAACTTATTTTTATCTAACAAATGATTGATTTTACAGAAAATATTGACTCTCTTGAAAAGATGGTTTGGAATTTTATCCTAAATTCTGATAATGACCTTAATGATCTGAAACCATCTAATCATGACTCTTTAAGACGTGAAGAATTAATCACAATGATGAAACCTAGTTATTTTAATGATGATGACCGACAAGAATCATTTAAAGTAGCAGTAAAGTTTTTTAAAGAATATGAGAAGATTCCAAATAAGAAAGAACTTCGAAGTTATCTTGACCTAGGCAATATCAATTTAGATGAAGATGAATTTAGTGAATTGTATGCATTTAATCTAAATGAATATAATTATGATTATCTTTACAAATATGTTAGATCATTTATTCTCTTAAGAAATTTAAACTTAACTGTATTTGATCTACTTACCTATCTAAAAACCACACCAATTGATCCAGGAAATATTGATAAAATTTCTGAAAAGATTAGAAACGATATTAGTACTAAGCTTGCCCTAAATTTCTCAAGTGCAGATACTGGCCTAAATTTCTTTAATCCAGAATCTCATATCCAAATTTCAAAATCAGGAAGTCCAACTGGCTTTACCTTCCTAGATAAAGTTCAAGGCGGCGGCTGGAATGCAAAAACACTAGTTGTTTTTCAAGGCCGACCTAAAGTCGGTAAATCAATGGTTCTTGGAAATATTGCCGCTCGATCATTCCTTACTGGAAACGTTACTGGTCTAGTTACAGTTGAATTAGCTGATCGTTCATATATGAAGAGAATCGGATCAAATATTTTAAATATAAAATCCGAAGACTATTCACTAATAACTGATGAAGCTGCTTCTAAACTAGTTCAAAATAAGATCCAGGAACTTAAGGATTCTGGTAAAAACATTGGCGAATTAATAGTTAAGGAGTTTCCTACTGGTGGAGCTACTGCAATTGATATTGAAAATTACTTTGTTCGGCTTGAGCAAAAGATGAATAAGAAGTTTAAAGTAGTAGTTGTTGATTATCTAAACCTATTACGACCAATCAATACTCAAAATGGTCTTTATGAAAAGATCAAAGCAATCTCGGAAGAACTTAGAGGTGTTGCTATGCGGAATGAATGGTGTATAATAAGTGCTACTCAAATTCGTCGAGAAGATATTGATAATTTTGATTTAGGTATGGATTCAGTAGCTGAGTCATTTGGTCTAATCCATACAGTTGATGCTCTATTTGGCCTAATGAGAAGTCCATTGGAGAGTAGAATGAAAATCAAAGTAATTGCCAATCGTGACAATGGTTACGAAGAAAGTTATAAATTTTACACAATGCATAAAGACTATTTTAGACTTTCTGAGGAGAGTGGACAAAATAGTGAATTTTATAGTGACGATGAAGAAGTAAGTAGAATGGCAGACGAATTAAGGTCTGAATATTCTGAAATAACAAATTCTCCAGAACCCGCTATAGTTGATAATATAATTGAAGATGACTATGATGCTCTCTTTAATTCCATATAAAATAATTAGTATGAATGAGCGAAGACGAAGAATTTACAAAGGAT